CCAGAATCTAATGCTGGATTAAATCAGTTGCAAGAAATGATGGGATATCGTAATAATTTAATGATGCAATTAGAAAATGCTAATATAGACCCAGCATATAGACAAATGCTCATGGATGAGTTAAATAATATTAATACTTTTTTAGGACAGTAATATGGCAATCACAGAAGAAAACCATAATCAATTTGCAAACTATCTTAATAATACAAAGAAACCTAAAAAAGATAATACAACAACTAAAACATTACTCAAAGATGGTTTAAAAAAGATGAATAAAAAATATGCCAAGTAAAGGTCTATACGCAAATATCAATGCTCGTAAGAAAAAAGGCATTTCTCGTTCTAAAAAGAAAAGCACTATATCTAAAGAGGCCTATGCTAATATGAAGAAAGGTTTTCCAAAGAAAAAAAGGAGTAAAGCATAATGTGGTCATGGCATTTCTTTTGTGGGTTACAGTTTGGTTTTGAGTTCTACGATGATACTAAAGTAGACGATAGTAAAAATGTACATCACTATCATTTCTTTATTATAGATTTAGGTTGTATCCGTATACAACATTGTGAGAAACAAGGGGTCAATCTATAATGGCTAAAGACTCAAGATTAACTAGAGCTGGTGTATCAGGTTATAACAAACCTAAACGCACACCTAGTCACCCTAAAAAATCTCATGTAGTCGTAGCTAAAGAAGGCGATAAAGTAAAAACCATACGCTTTGGTCAACAAGGTGTCACAGGTGATAAAAAACCTACAGCAAGACAAAAGTCTTTTAAGGCTCGTCATGCTAAAAACATAGCTAAAGGAAAAATGTCAGCAGCCTACTGGGCTGATAAAGTTAAATGGTAGAAGATTCACCCTGTACAGGGGTGTGTCGTATGGAAGGTACTCGTTGCATATCATGCAACCGTACTTATGATGACCTAGAACAATGGTACACTATGTCTAAAGAAGCTAGGTTACAAAGGATGGAACAATTAAAACAGGAGCGATGACCCACATCGGAGTCGCATATGGCAGAAAAAACAATAACAACAGGATATATACCTCGTGAACCGCAAAAAGCTATCCATAAGATGGTCAATGCTAATCGTTTTAGCGTGGTGGTTGCTCATCGTAGGATGGGTAAAACAGTCTGTGCAATTAACCAGCTTATCCATAGTGCATTACAATGTGATAAAACGAACCCAAGATACGCCTATGTTGCTCCTACCTATAATCAAGCAAAAAGAATTGCATGGGATTACCTACTAGAATACACTAGACCGCTAGGTGGCAAAGCTAACATTGCTGAACTGCGTGTTGACTTTATGGGTAGACGCATATCGTTATATGGTGCAGATAACCCAGATTCACTTCGTGGTATTTATTTAGATGGATGTGTACTGGATGAGGTAGGTGATATTAATCCTACTTTATTTACAGAGATTATCCGACCAGCATTGGCCGACCGTAAAGGCTATTGTCTTGCAATGGGCACACCTAAAGGACAGAACCACTTTAAAGACTTACGAGATAGAGCTGAAAAAAAAGATGGTTGGGAACTACTAGAGTTTAAGTCTAGTCAAACAGGCATCCTAGATAAAGACGAACTTAAAGCTGCATTTTCTGCAATGGGCGAAGATAAATATATGCAGGAGTTTGAGTGTTCATTCTCTGCGCCTGTAGAAGGTTCATACTACTCTAAAATTATGAACGATTTAGAAGAAAAAAATCGTTTTATAGATATAGACAGAGATGGATTGGCAAGAACTTATACAGGCTGGGATTTAGGTATGTCTGATTCTACTGCTATATGGGTAGCACAATTAGTCAATAAAGAAGTAAGGCTAGTTGATTACTGTGAAAATCATGGTGTAGGACTAGAATACTATGTAGAGTGGTTACAACATAATGATTGGATGTATGCTACTCACATACTGCCACACGATGTGGCGGTAAGGGAACTAGGCACAGGAAAATCTAGAAAAGAAATGTTAGAAGATGCTGGATTAACTGTTGAGATAGCTCCAAAATTAACTGTCATGGATGGCATACAAACTGTACGCAGACTACTCCCACGCTGCTGGTTTGACCCTAAAACAAAACAAGGTTACGATGCACTCCGTAACTACCGTAGGGTTTTTGATGACAAACGCAATGTTTTCCATGACAGACCTTTACATGACTGGGCATCACATGGGAGTGATGCTTTCAGATATTTAGCAGTAGGTATAGATGATTCACCAATGGAAGGTTGGAATAGACCTTTACAACAAACAAACAACGCATGGATAGTATAATATATGGCTAAAAGATTAAAAAAGAATGACGATGCACTACGCAATATTGTAGAGTCAGAGATAGATGATGCTATAGGTTATCTGGAAACCGAAACAACGGATGAAAGACAACAGGCATTAGAATACTATCTTCGTGAACCCTATGGTAACGAAGTAGAAGGCAAGTCACAAATTGTTACTGGCGAAGTAGCAGAGGTTGTGGATGGTGCATTGCCACAACTCATGAAAGTATTTACATCATCTAAAGATGCTGTGGTATTTGAAGCTGTTAATGAAGGTGATGAAAAGTTAGCTCAACAAGCCACATTGTATGTTAATCATATCTTTTATAAAGATAATAATGGTTTTGAAATCATGCATGATTGGTTTAAAGATGCATTGTTACAAAAGGTTGGCGTTGTTAAAGCCTACTGGGATGACAAAGTTGATGTTAATGTAGAAAAATACTACGGTCTTAATGATGACGAGTTAGCTATGATTGCTTCTGATGAAGAAGTAGAAATTGTAGAACAAGACTCAACCATTATACAAGAAGCTGTGATAGATGAAATGGGTATAGAAGTATCCCCAGCATTATCATCACATGATGTTAAAGTAAAACGCACAAAAGATTTAGGTAAGGTCGTTATAGAAAATGTACCGCCAGAAGAATTTTTAATTTCTAAAAGAGCTAGAACCATTGAAGATGCTCCATTTGTAGCACATCGTAAAATGATGACTCGTTCAGAATTAATTGCAATGGGTTACGATGAAGATACCGTGATGTCTTTATCTACTGGCGATGCACTAGAGTTTTCACCAGAAAGAATTGCACGATATACTCGTGGTGAGCAACCAACTGATATGGATTCTGATGATGAATCTATGCAGTTAGTAGAATACTATGAATGTTATCTAAAAGCAGATTATGACGGTGATGGTATAGCAGAGCTTCGTAGAGTTTGTTACTCTAATAATCAGATACTACATAATGAAGAATGTGATTATATTCCATTCCATTCTGTATGTCCTATTCCTATCCCACATAAATTCTATGGTCACTCATTAGCTGATAGAGCTATGGACTTACAACTCATTAAATCAACCATTACTAGACAGATGTTAGATAATTTATATCTAACTAACAACTATCGTGTAGGCGCAGTAGAAGGCCAAGTAAATCTTGATGATCTTCTAACATCAACTGCTGGTGGTGTAGTGCGGATGAAGAATCCTAATGCGATTGTGCCTATGACAGTACAATCTAATGCCGCACAATCATTCCCTATGCTTGAGTATTTAGATAGCATACAAAGTAAACGCACAGGTATATCAGATTCACAGCAAGGTTTAGACCCAGATATGTTGCAAAATGTAACTGCAACAGCCGTATCTGCTATGACTACAGCAGCACAGGGTAAACTAGAATTAGTGGCTCGTATCTTTGCAGACACAGGTGTGTCATCTTTATTCAAAGGTATATTATGTTTAGTATGTAAGTACCAACAAAAAGAACGCATTATTAAAATACAAAACTCTTATGTGCCTATGAATCCTCGTGAATGGCATAATGAGTTTAACTTAACTGTTAATGTAGGTTTAGGTACAGGTGGTAAACAAGAACAATTAGCAACGATGCAAATGATTCTTGCTAAACAAGAACAAGTAATACAACAGTATGGATTAGCTAACCCACTTGTTAATCTTAAACAATATCGTGATACTCTAGCTAAATTTATTAACATGGCTGGATTTAAAGACGATACACAATTCTTAAATGAGGTGACAGATGAACAAGCAATGGCACTTGCACAACAAGCTGCCCAGACACCTAAAGAAGAAGATTCTAACACAAAAGCTGCAGCTATACTTGCAGAGGTTGAAAGAGAAAAAGCACAACTTAAAATGCAAGAGCAAATGGCAAAACTTAATTTAGAAAGAGAACAGATGCAACTCAAAGCTCAAAAAGAAGCATTAGAGCTACAGCAAGAGCGTGTACAGTTTGAAAAAGAAATGGCTCTAAAACAATTAGAGCTTATGCAAAAAGCTCAAAACGATGCAAACAAAACTCGTGTGTCAGAGTCTAAAGAACTTATAAATGCACTAGATAAAATTAACAACCTATCTAAATTACAATAAGTTTATCCTAAAGGATTAACCTAATGATAAGTAAACAAGCCATTGCAGAAATACTCAAAGACGAATCTTTCAAAGAGGTTATGGATAATATTATTCAAGATCATCTTAATGTTATTACTTATTCTAATGATGACGAAGTTGATTTACGAGAACGA